TTTCTGGACTCAAAGAAAACTTTGGCAAAGCCGACATGTCCAAAGCGGAGTTTGATAAAGAAAGAAATAAAATTAAACCCCCTTACGTATGGGCTCAAGAATCAGTCACTCCTCTCCACTACCAACAACATCTCGCAGGAAGCATCTCAATAGGAATTCAACCTTGTACCAAAGATGGGAAAGCATTTTTTGGATGTATTGATGTGGATGCTATAAATTACAAAGAATTTAACATACCTATTTTACTCTCTTATATAGAGAAATATAAGTTACCTCTAATCCCCTGCCGATCCAAAAGTGGAGGTTTGCATATTTATTTATTTTTAAAAGAAGCCATAGACGCACAAACTATGCGAGATTCATTAGCTTCAATCCTTTTACCGCTTGAACTACCAAGAACTACTGAAATTTATCCTAAACAAGTTGAAATAGAACCAGATGAACATGGAAACTTGGCAGGAAATTTTATTAATCTTCCTTATCAAAAAGAAAAAGAAACAACTCGTCATGCTCTTGACAAAGACAATAACCCATTATCCTTAGAACTTTTTATTAAAAGATCCCAAGAATCACGATTAGATCCTGAAGAATTAAAAAAACTTATCACCCGATGTGAAGAAGAGGTTTTAAAAGGAGGCGATCCTGAATTTGAAGATGGACCCTGTTGTTTGCAACGGTTATCTAAAACTAAATTAGGAGATGGCAGAGATCGTTTTATGTATAATTATATGGTTTTTGCAAAGAAAAAATATAAAGAACAATGGCCAGATAAAGTTATGGAAGCCAATAAATATTTTGCACAACCTTGGTCTCTTAAAGAAATTAATGACAAAATCAAAGCCTGGAGTAAAGATACGGCGGGACATACTTGTAATGATGAAATTTTGGAACCTAAATGCGTAAAACATGTTTGTGTGAAAAGAACTTACGGGGTGGCTTCCGATCCCACTTCTGTCTTTCCTCTTATTTCGGGTTTACAAATTATTATGAGTACTATACCGAAACTTCGATTCACTGTAGAAAAACCAGATGGTACACCCGCTCCATGCGAAGCTTCTAACCCAAAGATGGTAACTAAACAGTCCGATTTATTGGATTTAATTTGGTTACAAGCAGGTTTTATGCCCGATCCTTTGCCTCCTAAAAAATTTAGAGTCTTTCTTAATCAAGTAAGAAAAGGNTNTGTTACTATTNATCCCGCCGCTGGAACCGATATTAAAGATCAATTGTATCAACATCTTTACGAATATTGNGTTAANGGTGCTCAGGCTAAAAAACGTACTGACATTCGAGGAGGACTCTGTTGGACTGAAGAAGGATTTCACCATTTTCTTTTTTCTTCTTTTTTTGAAACGCTTCCTACGAGGTGGAAATTAGATCCTCGAGATACAGGAATTATTATGAAACAAGAATTAGGAGCAGAAGATAATTGTTCTTACAATATAAATGACAAAACTCAAAAAGTTTGGCGTCTTAAACAAATGAAAGTTGACCAGATTGAATATAAAAAACCGGAACGAAAGGAACCTAATTACTAATGAATTATAAAGTTGTAGGTCCTCCAGGCACAGGGAAAACACAAACTCTATTAAACAAAGTGGGAGAGTATAAAGAAGCAGGCACACCTCTCGATCGTATTGGTTATTTTGCTTTTACTCGAAAAGCCGCTTACGAAGCAAGGGACAGGCTTCTAGAGACTTATTTATTTTTAGAAAAAAAAGATGTTAAACATTTTAGAACCTTACATTCGTTTGCTTTTAGACATTTAGGTCTTCAGGAAGAAAACGTTATGCAAGAAGAACATTATAAAATCATAGGAGAAGAATGTGGATTAAGAATTAAATATGCCACCTATGAAACAAATGAGTTCAATGGAATTTTTACTTCCAACAGTGAATATTTAAGCTTAATTAATTTAGCCAGCGTAAGAAATCTCACTGTTCTACAGCAATTAGATCGTAATGAGCATCTTGGAAAAATTGAAAGGGATAAACTTCAAGTTGTTGCTAAACATATTGAAGACTACAAAAACACATACCAACTCATCGATTACAATGACATGCTTAATCGATTTATAGATCAGATTCAATTACCTGATGCTAAAATCCCTGAATTTGATGTTATCTTTATTGATGAAGCACAAGATCTTTCTCTTTTACAGTGGAAAATGATCAAGGCTTTGCAACCACACACAAAAGATATTTATATTGCAGGCGATGACGACCAGGCTATCTTTGGCTGGGCCGGAGCGGATGTTGATTCCTTTATTAACTTTGATGCCGTTGAAATACCCCTTAAACAATCTAAACGAGTTCCTTTAATAGTACACCAACGAGCTCTTTTACGATTAGATAATATTAAATTGGGAAGACTAGAAAAACCTTGGAATACTCCAACGTCTGAAGAAGGAACTCTAAAAATCTTTTTTTCTATTGATCCAATCAATCTTTCAAAAGGAGATTGGTATATCTTAGCCCGAACTAATGATTTATTAAAACCTATTCTTAAAGATCTGCGAAGACGTGGAATTTATTTTGAAACTAAAGATGGGAGAAGTATGAATGAATCCCTTTATCGAGATATTTTAAACTGGGAAGCATGGAAAAAAGGTAAAAAACTAAATACCATAGAGGTTCAAAGGCTTTTAGAACGTTTTGGTAAAAAATTAAAAGAGACTGAAGATAAATTATTTGAATTAACTGATTTAAAAAAAGAATATAAATTAAATTCCCAGCTTCAATGGTACGATGCGTTCACTACAGTCACCCCAAACACTAAAACATATATCAGAACCATGCGAAGCAATGGAGAAGATTTGCGTCTTAAACCCAGAGTAAAGGTACTCACCCTCCATAGTTCAAAAGGAGGAGAAGCAACCAATGTTATTATTCTCCAAAATCAAACCCGTAACACTATAAAAGGAGCAACAAAAACTGCTATGAAANGAGATGAAGAACAAAGAGTCTGGTACGTNGGTCTTACCCGATGCAGCAAGAATTTATTTTTAATAAGATGTAAAGATCGAAGTAAGGAGTTCAAAATATGAAAGTATACAAAAAACAAATTGGAGGATCTCACTATAAAGATATGAAAATCCAACCGGCTCAATTTATAAACGAAAATAATTTGCCTTTTGCAGAAGGGAATGCTATTAAATATATCTGTCGACATCAACATAAAGGAGAAGTTCAAGATCTAGAAAAAGCAAAACATTATATAGATATGATTATTGAAAGAGATTATGGCGATCACACTCAACCTTTACCTCACGGTTTTACTTTAACCCCATCTAAAGATCCCGACATGACTCCGATGACCGAAGAAGAAGAATATCGTAATGCAGGAATTACAAAAGAAGAGGCGGAAAAGAAATGATGCAGTTCCCATTATTCCAAGCTCAAACCGAATGGGTCAAGCCAGAAAAATTTCCTGACCTAACCAACCGGCAANAAGTTGCTATTGATTTAGAAACTTCAGATCCAGATTTAAAAACAAGAGGATCAGGATCCATTATTGGAAATGGAAAAGTCGTAGGCATCTCTGTCGCAACAGAAGGCTATCAAGGTTACTTTCCTTTTGATCATGAAGGCGGGGGCAACCTTCAAAAAAAGAAGGTAATTCAATGGTTTAGCGATCTTTGTAAATCTTCCTCTCTTAAAATTTTTCACAATGCCATGTACGATGTTTGTTGGATTCGTGCCATGGGAATAGAAATTAAAGGAGATGTCGTTGATACCATGATTGCAGCGTCTTTAATTAATGAAAATAGAATGCGTTATGACTTAAATAGTTTAGGTCGAGAGTATATTGGATATGGAAAAAATGAAGCCGCTTTAATTAACGGTGCCAAAGAATGGGGAGTCGATCCTAAAGCCGAAATGTGGAAACTTCCTGCGATGTATGTTGGAGAGTATGCCGAACGAGACGCTGAAGTCACCTATCAGTTATGGAAAAAATTGAAACAAGAATTAAGCAACCAGGATCTAGAGTCTATTTTTGAACTTGAATCAGATTTATTTCCCTGCTTAGTTGATATGAAATTTAAGGGCGTCCGCGTTGACGTGGAAAGTGCGCACAAGCTGAAACAAAAATTACTTGCAGAAGAAAAAGGATTGCTGCAAGAAATAAAAAAAGAAACACAAATAGATGCCCAAATATGGGCAG